CAATCAACACATGATCCTGCTATAATATAATCTCTAACAAGGATATAATATGATCATAGGTGTTTCAGGATTCATCGGTAGCGGTAAAGATACTATCGCTGACTATCTAATCACATTCAAGGGTTTTAAACGACTGAGTTATGCTGGTCCGCTCAAGGACGCTGTGGCAGCGATTTTTGGATGGGAACGTGACTTGCTTGAAGGTAGCACTAAGTATAGCCGTGAATGGCGAGATCAAGTAGATCCTTGGTGGGCAGAAAGGCTACAGATAAAACACTTGACTCCGAGATGGGTGTTACAGCAATGGGGTACAGAGGTAGGTAGGCGTGCGTTTCATGACGACATATGGATCGCTAGCATCGAACATAAACTACTGACAGTTAAAGACGATATCGTAATCAGCGATTGTCGTTTCCCCAATGAACTTAAATCTATCAAACGTGCAGGTGGAATCACTATCCGTGTTACTAGGGGAGACAATCCAACATGGTATGATGCCGCAATGGCATTTAACAAGGGTTTTTACACTGCCGGATATGAAGAAGCACGTAAAACATTAGAAGCACATAATGTACATGCTAGTGAGTATAGCAGTGTTGGATTAGAATACGACCATCATGTTAATAATGACGGGTCGATTGACGAACTGCATAGAAAAATCGACTCAATAATCAACTTGTAAGTCACCTCTGCGCCAAGTTACTTCTTTGCGCTTAACGACTTCAACACAATTTAAACATATAGACCTTAGATTGCTGAACGCAGTATTTCTGAGGTCTCCGTCTATGTGAAACACAGTTATCTGTGAAGGGTATAATGATCTAAAACCACATATATCACATGTTGGTTTCTTTTTGTATCCTGCTTTTTCCCAAGTAGTTCTACGATTCTTTACTTTAGATTTCTTTTTACCGCATTCATCACAGATGCTACGATAGTGTTTGACACCCTCACGTACATAGTTTATAGCACGTGGGTTCTTGTTACATTCTTTGCAGATAGGTCTGATTGCATTCATACTGATATTTACACAAATAACCTTCGAAGGTTTCATAATCCAGCCTTTTTTCAAATTTATTATAAATAATACTAAGCACTCAGGGTAGTTACCCTCAAAATATAACATATAGGAAAAACGAAAATGGCATTATCATCACCAGGCGTCGAAGTACAAATCATCGACCAAAGTCAATATCTTCCAGCCGCAACAGGTTCAGTTCCGCTAGTTGTCTTTGCAACAGCGCAGGACAAGACTTTGCCTTCTGGAGTAGGAATCGCTCCAGGTACTACAGCCGCTAACGCAGGTAAGTTATTCCAGATAACTAGTCAGCGTGATCTTGTACAAACTTATGGTACACCTAAGTTCTACACAACTGCTGACGGCACACCAATTCAAGGTGACGAATTAAACGAATACGGCTTATTGGCCGCTTATTCAGCATTGAACGTATCAAATCGTTGCTATGCATTACGTGCTGATATCGATCTAGCAAGCCTAGTAGGTTCAGCAGGACGTCCATCAGGTGAACCAGAAAATGGCGCATACTGGTTAGATACTACTACTTCAACATGGGGTATATACGAATGGGATGCAACTAATCAAGTATTTGTTGCACGTACTCCAATCGTTATTACTGACTCTGCTAACACAGACAACGATGATCATCCATTGCCAAGCATCGGTAATATCGGTGATTATGCTGTAGTACTAATCGATATCGATGGTGGCCCGCAATATAGTGACCCACACAATAACTCAGACGTTTATTACAAACTTTCTAACAACGAATGGGTAGGTGTCGGCACTCAGCAATGGACTCAAAATATTCCATCAATCGTAGGAACAGAATCAGATCCTACATTGACTGCAGGTGATGAATTCACTATCTTATTGGGAGGCGCTAGCCCTACTAATCAAGCACAAGCAACTATTGCTGTACCAAGTTTAGATCCTACAGCAAATGGTGTAGCAGATGAAATTAATAATTTAGAATGGCAAGGTATTAGTGCAAGTGTAGATAGTTCAGGTCGCTTGCAAATCTTCCTAGCACAAAGAAGTATGAATGCTTTGTTTACTATTACACAAAGTAGTGGAAGCACAGCACTAGATGATCTAGGTATCACTAGCGGTAATTATTATCAACCAACAATAACTTGGGGCCCAGCCGCAAGTGCTCCTCTATGGGGTACTGGACAAACACGTCCAAGACCAAGCGGTTCAGTTTGGATGAAAGTCGGCGCAGCCGGAGTAGGTGCTGTTCCAGTAATGAAAATGTGGGATGCAGTATCTGGTTCATGGGTAGCAAAAAATGTTCCAATGTATACAGGCGATGCTTCTGCAATTAACGGTCTTGATGCAACAGGTGGTAAGGCAATTCCTGCAGGAACAATTTACGCACAGTATAACTATAACAATGAAGATGTATCATCACCGATTTACTTCTGGCGCCGTATCGCCGCAGGTCCAACTGTAGTAACTGGTACTAACACTAGTCCAAGTTTCACAGCAGGTCCTTACTCATTTACAGTAGAAATAACTACACCTAATAGTGCAAATTTTTCTAGCCCGTATACTGTTACATTAGCAGACAATAGTGATGCTACTGATTTCGTTACAGCATGGCAGGCAGCACAGATACCTTACACTACTGCTGTAGTAACAACAGAAGGTTCTATACAGTTAACACACACTGCAGGTGGTTCTATTGACATTAGTGATATTAATTCAACTACTGGTTTGTCAAGTGGTTTGCTAAATGAAGCAGGTTTCGTAGCAAGCGAAACTACAGGTTGTAAATATGGTTTCTTTATACAGACTACTTTCAACGGTGTATCACCAACAGGTGGCACTGGTTCAGGAGTTCAATTAACTGTATTAAACGGTGTTGAATACTACAATCTATTTGATATTGATGCAGCCGGTACTGGTTACACAGTCGGCGATGTATTAACTGTAGACGGCGCTGATCTAGGTGGTGAGACTGGTAGTGACGACTTGATAGCAACTGTTACTGCTGTTAACGGCAGTGGCGGAGTAACTAGCGTAACATTATCAACAGACAGCCAATTCCCGGCAGCTGCATTCTCAGTAATGTTGAGTAGTTTTGATCAATTCGTTTATACTCCAAACGAAGGTGCACCAACAGAGTTGCCAGATCAATTACAAAACTGGTACTATGAAGTTGCAGATCAAGTAGATATCATGGTAAATACACAAGCAGGTTGGAGAGGTTATCGCAATGTTAATTTCAACAGCAATGGCTTCCCACTACCAACTGGTGTGAACTCAACTGATCCAAATGGTCCTATCTGCGCAGCCGATGCACCAACAGTTCAATCTGACGGCACAGCATTAGCATATGGTGATCTATGGATCGATACTAACGATTTAGAAAACTATCCAATGATCTATCGTTGGCAACAAGTTGACGGAGAAGACAAGTGGGTATTAGTAGACAATACTGACGACCAATCTGGTACTGGTCTAGTGTTTGCTGACGCACGTTGGTCTTCAAATCAAGACTTGATCAACCCAGCAAACGATCCGATCCCAACAATCAAGAGTTTGTTGACAAGCAATAACATCGATATCGATTGCCCAAGCACATCAGCATATCCAGTTGGTATCTTGTTGTTCAACACACGCCGTTCAGGTTATAACGTGAAGCAGTGGAACAATAATTATTTCACACCAACTAACTTCCCAGATGAGGCACCGTACCCAACTATCACTGGTACATGGGTAAGTGCATCAGGCTTGAAGGAAGACGGCGCGGCATACATGGGTCGTCAAGCACAACGTAATATGGTTGTCATGGCATTGAAGAGTGTTATCGATACTAATACTGCAATACGTGATGAAGATAACTTCTTCAACTTGATGGCAACACCAGCCTATCCTGAAGTTCAACAGAACATGGTGGTATTGAACGTTGCACGTGGCGAGACTACTTATATCTTAGGTGACACTCCAATGCGTCTACCTGCAAATGCTACTGACATTCAAGCATGGGCTAACACACAAGCAAGCAGTGGCGGACCATTCCGTAACACTTATCTAGGCTTGTTCTATCCAAGCGGATTAGCAACTGACCTAAGCGGTAATCAAGTTGTTGTTCCACCAAGTCACATGATGTTGTTTACATTCTTGTATAACGATACAGTGGCTTATCCTTGGTTCGCGGCAGCAGGTACTCGTCGTGGTCTGATTCAGAACGCATTGGGTATCGGTTACATAGATTCAGCAACAGGTGAATTCCAAGAAACTAAGACACCACTAGGATTGCGTGATACTTTGTACACTAACTTCATCAACCCACTAGTGTTCTTCACTGGTAATGGTTTGTTGAACTATGGTAACAAGACATCATTCAATAGCCAAAGCGCACTTGATCGCACAAACGTAGCACGTTTAGTTGCTTATGTCCGTCGTCAATTGACGATAGCCGCAAGACCATTCGTGTTCGAACCAAACGATGCATTGACTCGTCAGCAAATTTCTGGCGTTGTTGAATCATTGATGGTCGATCTAGTTGCGAAGAGAGGTATCTATGACTACGTTGTAGTCTGTGATGAATCAAACAACACACCAGCAAGAATAGATCGTAATGAGTTGTGGATTGACGTAGCACTTGAACCAGTCAAGGCTGCTGAATTTATCTACATCCCAGTTCGTATCTTGAACACTGGCGAGTTGTCAGGAGCATAATGACGGAAATTGAGTGTTCCTTAAGGAACACTCAACTTGACTAAATAAGTATATACGGAGAAATTACAATGGCAACAGCCTCACAATCATTGTTCAACATGACAGTAGCATCTGATAACGCCGGTGGCAATCAGGGCCTGTTAATGCCAAAACTACAATTCCGCTTCAGAGTTAACTTCTTAAATTTTGGAGTTGACGCGGCAGGCGGTCTATCATTAACAAAACAGGTTATTGACGTTTCACGTCCTAACTTGTCTTTTGCTGAAATTCCATTACAAGTTTATAACTCAACTATTAAACTTGCTGGTAAGCATACATGGGCAGACATTACATGTAACGTTCGTGACGATGCTTCAGGTTCAGTATCAAGGGCTGTTGGTCAACAGTTACAGAAACAGTTAGATTTCGTAGAGCAAGCATCTGCGGCAACTGGTCAAGACTATAAGTTCCAGACTAACATCGAAATTCTTGATGGTGGTAACGGCACAGCGGCTCCTGTTGTTCTTGAAACATGGGAACTATATGGTTGCTTCCTCAAGTCAGCAAACTATAACACATTGAACTACGGCACATCAGAAGCAGTTACGATCGGTTTAGCAATTGCTTATGATAACGCAATTCAGTCACCATTAGCATCTGGCGTTGGTGCAAGTATCGGAAGAATTCTTTCTGGTGCAAGTGCTACTGGTATTGGCGCAGCCACTTAATAATAGACTTACACAGTCTAGCATGGCCCGGTTTTTACCGGGCCTTCCTACTTAAAATAGTCGCTTTTTTAAATGATAAATATTATTAGAAAAAGGATATACTCATGGCTTTAAAAGATATTTTAGGTGGTGCAGCCGGCGCAGTTTTTGGTAATGATTACCTAAGAGATTATAGACACGCTGCCAAGACTTTTAGAAGTAAAAGTTATGCGTTTGCGCCTAAATATAAATTCCTCTTTCATACATATTTTAATATCAATCAAAATGCCTGGGCAGAAGGCGCAGGAAAGAATTTCGGTATACTTGTTAAAGATGTAAAACTTCCCTCGTATGGTTTTAACACAATACAACTCAATCAATATAATCGTAAACGTATCGTACAGACTAAAATAAAATACGACCCTGTTAGTATAACATTCCACGATGACAATACAAATACTATAAACAAATTATGGTATGCTTACTACACATATTATTATAATGATGCTAACAAACCTAACGTAATGTTCTCAGGCAAAAGAGGATCTGGTAGAACACCTAATGGTATAAACAATTCACAACAGCAGACTATGGCTGATTATAATGTCAGCAATATTTATAAACCAAGTATCACAGGTAACGTTGATTGGGGTTATGTAGGTGAGACTGCTAATCCAGGACCTAATGGACAGAAGGTACCATTCTTTCAAAACATAACAGTGTTTGGCTTCAATCAACATAACTTCACAGCATATACACTCATCAATCCTATTATCACTGCATTTGGTCATGACACTTATAACTATGAAGAAGGCGGTGGTGTAATGAAAAACACTATGACCATCGATTATGAAACAGTAGTATACGATGAAGGTGCTATCGATGGTAGAACACCAGAAGATATTGTTACTGGCTTCGGTGATAGAGCAAACTATGATAGAAAAACAAGTCCTATACAACAGCCAGGTGCTAACGGTACTATATTAGGCCCGGGCGGTTTAGTAGATGGCGTTGGCGGTTTTGTTAAGAACATGGGCGATGGCAATCTGTTTGGAGCCATTGTCAATGGTGGGACATTATATAATACTTGGAAAAATAAAAATCTTAAACAGACTGCTGAATATGAATTAAAGAACATGCTTGCACAATCAGCATGGGAGTTTGGTAGCCCTGTTTCATTAAATAGAAATATTTTGTTTGATATACCAAACAAATCAGTAACACCTTATACTATCGGCACAGCAGGTGCACCAACGATAGCACCTGAGAGTACTAGTGTAGTATCACCTACACCAGTAGCAGGCAAACAAGTAACTAACACACCATACATTAAATAATCATCATGCCAATAACAACTACACAATCAACTGACAGTACTGTTTTGATTTTTGATAATTTCTATAACATGCAAATGTCAGTGCCTAGCAACAAGTATGGCATTGTATTAGCATACTTTCTTTCTGTATGTGAAACACAAGAAATTGCTGAAAATTTTGCCGCCTT